GTATCATCCTTACTCATTACTCTTGTGACACGATTAACCATGTAAGGTATGTCGTATCCCTCTGAGTTCCAGCCAGTCATTACGTCAGCATCTTCAATCAATTGAAAGAACACATCAAACATATCCTTTTCGTTTGTGAACAGCATACAGTTCTCAAACTCATTACAGATTTCTTGTGCTGTCTCTGTACTCATATGCTTAGGTGCGATACATAGTGTAACCAATGTATCTTGCCAATCTAAGTATAATGAGATAGCAGTTACTGGATTGAATGGATCACTAGTAGGGCTGAAACCCTTCTCAGGATCAAAGTCTACCTCAATGTCAAAGAAGCAAGTATGAAGTTTTGGAGGTTCTGCCTTAAGATAGTTTTCGCTAAGGCAGCGAAAAATTACTGGTACGTCACTTTCAAAAAGTGATTTACCAGAATGTATTCTACGTTCTTTTTCAAACTCTTGTCGTTTGCGTGTACTGAAACGATTTACAGGGTCACCATATATACTGCGATACTTGCCCTTATGATCAGGGTAGTAGAATACATAGTTTGTGGGATATTCTTTGTATTGACGTTTGCCATCCTTGTCTCGTTCTACAACATAGATACGATCTTCATCCCTGCTATGAATAGCGTCAACGTAACTCAAAGTGTCTTACCTACAGTTTCCAAGATTGTGTTTAGTTCTTCGTGGTCAGCGTTTGTTTGACCAAGACTTGCTTTATGTGCAACAGATATTGCCTTCTTAAGAATGCTAGGCTTTACTTCTAGTTCTTCTGCGATAGCCTTTACAGTATCACTTAGACCCTCACGTAGGGTATCGATTTCATGTAGGACTACCATGCCCTCGTTGATAAGTTGTGTCAACTTAGTCTTTTGCTCTCCGGTAAACATTTTACTCATAATTTCTCCTTGTTAAGTAATTTAGTATACATGCCTTGTGTAGAAAAGTCAAACATTTTGCTGACTTTCTACAATCTTTTTAACCACAGTATGTAGTCCTGGGTTGATATGTAATGCGTGTGGCATGAGATGTGTTCGTACATAGTTACGCATATATTTTGTGTCATCATTGCTATTGTCGTGACACCAATTGATATTTTTTCTTTTACACCGTTCAACGAACTCGCTTTTAGGTGTAGTTAAAAATGGGCGAATAACGTTGTTTCTTTTTGATGGAATAACTTTTGGTTGTCCGTGAAGTGATGACCAAATATATGTTTCAACACAGTCATCCAAATGATGTGCTGTAATTACTGGACCTAATGAATCACCAAAGCTATCTAAGAAGTCATAGCGTTCATTACGCCAATGTTCTTCCATGCTAAGTTCTTTGGGCTTAACATTACTAATCTTACCAAACATCAATGGAAGATTATGTTCGGTGCAGTAGTTAGCAACAAATTCAAATGCACGTTCGCTATTCTCTGTTCCATGATGGAAGAAAGCACAATTTACTTTATGATTCTTTGAAAGGAAATCTGTGATAGCAACACTATCAACACCGCCACTAAATGCGACAACGATTTCTTTTGGTAATGGAAAGAGCAGTTTTAGCATCTATGCAGTATAGCATAGATTATTCTTTATTGAAAGATTTCTGGGTGATTTTTACCAAATATCTTCATCGCTTTGCCCGCTGTCATATCAGCTAGCATTTCAATTGGGCTACCCGGATAGCTGTCACCAGGCTTGATCATATTCAATTCACCCTGACGTACATGGGTAAGTTCATGGTAAACAGTACGCATGATATCAACCATATTGCGATTGGCTACATATACCCAAACGCTATTGTCACTATCTTTATGTCTACCAGTATGATGCCCGGCTTGTGCTTCTTCTGTATTGTAACTGAATTCAAATTTAGGCGTAGACTTTAAGTTTAATTCATTGCTAGCCCATTTGATAAATTTCTGCATTATTGGGTTATCGTCTAAGAAGTCTGGTTCATCATTAGCTTCATCTAATTTACCTTTGACCCATTCGTCCGGTGATCTTTTGAATTTGTGAACAAACAAGTCATGTAATGCTTTGCCAGTGATACGATGTTTACTTGCAATATTTTGCATCAACTTGTCAATAGTAGTGTAATCATGTTTTTGTAATGACGGCAATCTTTTTGCTAATTCATTGGCAGCGGATTCAATAATAATGTGTTCAGTAAGCATTATGTATTTATCAAAAGGTGCTCACTTCGTAGTCCACGGTAGCGAATCGCTTCCTACGCCCAGCAGCCGGGCCACACGGTCCTAAGGTAGGTGTGTTCTTTACCAAGAACTTTCTTTAAGTTCAAGTGCGTATGTGTCAAATCTTTTCAATCTAGCTAAGAATTCATTAGTTTGCTCAGTAACAATTCCAGTCATTTGAAATGTAACTCGTGGAACATGTCCTGCATTTGCAGTAGAGTGTGGTACATTCTTCCAATCAAATGTAGATACGTCTCCGGCTTTCCATCCGGTATGAGTATAATTACCATAGCTCCAAAAATGTCCCATCTGCCAATCTGTTAGCTGAACAACAATTCTAGTAACCAAGTATGGTTGTTCTGGGTTCCATTTTTCAAGTTTGTCTAAATGCAAGTTCCAAACTTCACCGGGCATCTGTACATGTACACGATTCATGCAATCTTTAAGAGCAAACAAATCACTAATCTTTTGTAAGTTAGGGGTTATCTTCCATGATAGATGACTGATTACATAATCTTTGCCATACCCAGTATTTTCCAAATCATAATCTTCTGCTGCAAGTTCTTCTTCTGGTCTAGATTTGCCTGCTTGACCACGTGTACGCCATGATGCAGGTTTACTATCACTAACTGCTTCTTTAACATCAACTGAATAGTCAGCAATGATTCTTCCTAACTTGACAACGGTGTCATACTTAGGGTCTATTTTAGTAGGATCAAAGTGATACTTACTTCTTAGTTTTGTGTTTTCCCAATTTGAATTCATATTACAGTTACCCTTACATCTGATGCCCCATAATTCTGTTGATATTCAACTGGGGGCTGCTCTATATTTAACATATTGCAGAGCATGGTGTTATTTAATGGGGTTTTACCTGAGTAATTCAAAGTGCCGTTGACAATACCAATATTCTGTGCTTCAATAATCTTGGACATAGCACGTAGGTTTTGATATTTTTGATAGTTGGGATAGGTAATATCAAAATGTCCGCACTTTACCCACCAACCCAAACAAGCATCATCGGGACGATGCACCAATACGATTGGGCATTCGGGCCAATTCTTTTTTATAAACTCAATATTTTGAGTATAGCTGAACCAATGGCTTTTAATTATGCGAGTGCCTTCACCAGTAAATGGTCGATCAAATTCTAGTTCATGTTCTTCTTTACTACGTTCGCCTAATCCTGGATAGTGTGAAAACCAATCACCAAACTCCATGCCTGGATCAAAGTATGCACCTAGATGCATGAGTTCTGTCTTACCGGTTGCATCGTGAAAATAAGTGCGTTCCAGACTGAAATCACTACGATCAATGCTGGGGCTGTAGTAGATATTTTTGGTCACGCTGCTCCATTTACTGCCTGGGGCGCCGGCTATAAAGATATATTTCATTCTGGTTTAAATCGTTGTGCTATTGGTTGCCATTCTTTGCGTAACTTAGTCATGCTAGCATTTAGTCCTTGTGCTGTATGTTCACTAGTACTTATGAACATCATGTTCTCATCAAACTTTTCTTTAGCTTCTTTGCTATTGATAGCGGGTATAAAGTTACTACGATACCAGTCTTGTACATCTTTTGGTGTTCCTTTTGGTAGTATAAGATTCCAGCAACCGTACAGATTTAATCCCGGCGTATAGTCTTTCATCAATGGTGTTTTTTCTAATCCACGTATAGGTACTTCACTTGCTAGACCAATCAGTTTTAGTTTACCTGATTGTAAATAAGGATAACCTACTGCGACTGGAGTAACACCAAATTCAACATGTTCTCCCATTACATCCATTAATGCTTGTGCTGGACCTTTGTACATAATAGTTTCAACTTTGTCTCCCGGCACATTTAGTTTACTAGTTAGGTATTCTACTGCTAGTTTATGACCGCCTCCACCAATAGCAAAATTGATAGGTCTTTGTTTAGATTTAATTTCATTTATTAATTCTTCCGGTGTATTAACTTTGCTGTTAGGATGTGCCCAGAATGCTAATGGGCTTTTAGCAATATTGGCAATTGGCTCAAACTCAAAAATATTATATTTAATCATTTGCGGATACCATATCTCAGCAGTTACCCATTGACTATTACATGCTGGAATAGATATGGTGTATCCATCATTAGCTACTGTATTGAAATAGTTTGTAGCGAGATTACCATCTGCGCCTGGCTTATATTCAGATACAAACTTTGCACCAGTATTCTTTTCTACAATGTCTGATACAATTTTGAAACTAATCTCATTACCTGCACCCGGGCCATTTGGGTAGATAACAGTAATTGGCTTAGTAGGTTGCCAAGCAAAGGCTAATATAGGTATTAGTAATAGTAATGCTAAAAGTTTTTTCATTGTTTCTCCTTAAATAAATAACAATATCTAATAATATTTATTCTATTTATTAAAAAATCACATGAACACAAAAATTTTTACCCTAATCAAAGAAAATTTAGAACTTGCGTTTAATTTACCTAAGTATTCAAAAATTTCTATAGACGAATCTACAATTGTAGACCAATTACCTTGGACCCCTGCACGATACACTAAATTTAAAGATAGTGTAGAAGCTGAATTAAGTTTACCGTGTGAATACAGAGGGACATTAAAAGAGATAGTGTACAACTTAAGTGAAAGATACACACATAGATTCTTTAGTGAGATATGGAAACCACGCACAGGTGATTACGAACACACTGGTTGGGAACTTGCTGATGAGATTAATAAACTCAATCCAGAGAAAGTATTAGATGTTGGATGTGGATATCATCCATTCAAAGGTCGCATACAGAATCTGATTGGGATAGACCCATACAATAACTGTGCTGATTATGAAGTAGATATATTAGATTACAAAGTCAAGCCTGCAAGTTATGATGTTATCATAGCATTAGGTAGTATCAACTTCAACAGTAAAGATGAGATTGAGGGACGATTCAGTCATTGTATAGATTTACTCAAGACTGGTGGTAAGTTTTATTTACGTGCTAATCCAGGGATAACACATAAGACTGGACCTTATGTAGATATATTCCCATGGACGTTTGGAGTAGTGAATGAATTTTCTGAAAAGTATAATCTAAATTTAGATACGTTCAAACGTGATGCTAATGATAGACTATACTTTGTTTATACTAAACTTTAATCGTCACTCTTACCGCACTTAGCACGTTTAGCGTTGGTAAGTGCACCAAAATCAACGAGCCATTCTTGTCCCGGAGCCAATTCTTTAGCACCTTGCGGAAAAGTATAATGTACACCCGCAGTTTGTTGAATCTGTGCTATAGGTAATCTAAACTTAGTTAGATCATTGCCTAAGTTAGGATACGGGGCAACATGTGGAAAACTCCACCCTGCTACTTCGTTGGTTTTATTATTGATAACAATTTTGTAAAAACCATGAGGAACAACGACACCGTTGCCGATTTTCTTATCTTGTGCATTATATACCCCACCGACATAGATTGTATAGCTTTGATTGTGCTGAACTGCCCAACCACGTATACTTGTTTCTAATAGTTTCCAGATTCCGCGATTCAATGACCCGGCTTGAGGCGCCATATTTGTCATCAAAAAACTCTCATATTCAACTTGAGGATCCCAAGACAAATCTCCATCGGGACTCATATGACCTTTATCGTATCCAGTACCAGCATAATCTTCTGGCTTAGCACCATTTGACACACTTTGATCTGTTGCGAATGCATTTGTTCGTGCTACACAACCTAGCGCATTTTGCGGCATCAATTCATATATAACAAATTTAGGTATTTTAGCAGCAGCGTCATATCCAACAAGATATGCTTGACGGCAGATAGGAACAACACCTTGTGCTTGTGGAAAACCATATGGTGCATGTACACTACAAGTAGGCAACGGATTTGGGGGACGCTGTGTCCAAGCTGATGCAGTAAATGATGCTGCGATTAATGTTAATGCTAATATTTTTTTCATATTATTCGCGGGCTTTATTGAGTGTTGCACGAATCATCCAGGCTTTTTTAGAATATAAGTCCTGTAATTCAGCTAGATAGTTAGCGATACCTTGTGCTTTTTCTTGTGTCGCAACATCAAATAATCGTGTTACTAAAGCAATCATTTTTTGACAATCTGCTAAGAGTTCTTCAAGCATCAAATCAGCACGGGGAATTTTATATTGTTCTTCAATGATACTCAACTCAAGCATTCTTCCTAAACTGCCTGGGGAATAACTACCTAATGTTCTGATATATTCAGCAACAACATCAATACTCTCATATATTTCATCATACATTTTATTCAAGAATTTATG